CATCCTAATGCTTCTCTTGTAACAGCTTCACTAAACTGAATAAGACCACGCTCACCAGTTTTAACAATGAATTTACGCTCTCCAAAATCAAGTTTACCTTCAGATAGCTCAGTAAGCATATCAGTAAGCAATCTTAATGAGAATGCATTATAGAATTGTGTATTAGATACTTCCATTTGTTCTCTAATACCAGAACCAGCCTTAATAGTGATATTAGACTTACCAGTATTCAAGAACCTTCCGTTTTGATCTCTATTGGTCTTACCAAAGAAACAAGTCTTAGACTTTAGTTTAGCAATTGCTTGCTCAAACTGCCAGTATACTTCTTGCATCCATGTGCTAGATTCATGTAACCCACCTGTTTTAGGATCTCTGGTTACAATCTTAGCATGCCATAGAGGTGCTGATTTTAACTTTACGTCAATCATCTTACCAGAAACCTTATGCTCAACTCTCATATATGAGAATGAATTTCTCATGATATAAGGTGTATTGAACTGGATTCCAGCACCTTTAATTGATAGTTCGTCCTCTATTAATGCACTTTCAATAGAGAATCTCTTTTGTGGTAACAATTCAGTACCAGGTATACCTAGCAATGATTCCTCTGCACCAAATACCTCACATGTATAAACATAGTTAGTACCTTCTTCACGAGGGTCATCAACTATTTTAATACGATATGTATCAGGGTTTTCACCTACAATATCGTGTACATCAGTAAAATATCTTTCAGGGAATACCAGCTCAAAAGTAGATCTTCCTGCTCCAACATTAGTTGTTGAATCAGTTACTACAGATCCTTGCCATCTTGCTTCTACTAAAGGTATGTTACGTTCTGAACTACCAGCTAACTTCCATACGAAGTCATCATCAGTATCAAGCGTCTTGACAGGCAAACTATTCAAAAAGGAATCTAAGTTCTTCATGCCAGACTCTTGGAGTAACTGAGTAGTAATTTTAGATGCCATTTGAGGAGCTTGTTGCCAAATTGCACCAAGATGATTCCTAGTAGTAACACCAGTGAAACTCTTAGCCTGAGTCATTACAAACTTTCCTACACTCATAATTTTTTAATTTTTTTAATTTTAATTTATTTTTATTCAACAACAACTTCATGCCCTGCTATATCTATTGCATAGCTGTTAGGGTCTTGTAAATATGCTGGTGAACCTGGGTCTTGTATTTTAGTACTTGATTTAACAGCTTTTTCTAAATCTTTAATTACTTTGCTATTTGTATTTTTAACAATTGAATCAAAGTTTTTAAAACCATCTGTTATTGTAAAAAGATAATAAAGTTTATGATCGAAATCTTCTTTATTCTCTCTTCTATATTTCATTAAAGAATTTTCTTTTGTTTTAGTTACAGGGTCTTCCCCTACAACATCAAACATATTCTTTTGTACTTTTTCTTTAACTGAATCTGTAATTTTGAAATTCTTAATTATTTCATCAGTTTCTGAAATTCTTTTTTTGATAGATTCTAATCTTTCCTCTTCTGCTTTTTGTAATTCTTCAGCAGATTTAATTTGAGCTTGATACTCACTATCAATTCTAGACTTATTAAACTCTTTAATACTATTTAAAGAATCTATAGCATCATCTACATCTTCTTCTAGTTCAATACTTCTTTGTAAGTTTTTTTTAGCTCTTTCTTCACTAAATCCTTTATTAATTAAGTCTTGATAAATGATTCTTTGTCTTAAATTAGAATCTTCCTTAATTAAATCTTCGTTAATTGAATCTAATCGATCTAGTGTTTCTTGATTTTGTTGAACTTTTTCAATTGGAATACCTTTTTTAATGTATTCAGCATTATCACCAAATTGTTCTTTTAATTTGTGATCAATCTGCTTTTCAATTTGTTTATTAAAGGTTTCAACAAATTCATCTTCACTAGATATATCTAAATCAGAATCATCAGAAGACAATAGCCCTTTATCAACTAATAACTTAGCAAGGGAATTGAAAAGATTTGGATTGGAAGAAGAATCGTCTGCATCGCTATCGTCTGCTGAACCATCATCTTCTGAATCTTCCTCATTATCTTTTCCAACTACTTTCTCTGAATCTTCATTATCTGAAAGATTCTCATCGGTATTTATTTCTTCGTCATTTTGATTATCTACTTCTTCTTCAGAATCAATTTCTTCACCTTCAGTAAATAATCCTTCTATGTTTTCATCACCAGTTATTTCCACAACAGGTTCATCTGAAAACAAATCCATGTTTAATTCTTCTTCTTTTGCCATTTCTTCCCAAAAATTTTTACAAATATACAACCACTTGTGCAATATTTACAAATGATATCGTATATATTATTTATATATTGTTATTTCTTTAATAGCTAACTTATTGTGATTTATTAGCGTTTTGTTTAGCTATTTTCTTATCTTCTCGTTCCATTTTATCTTTATGAACTTCCCAATCCTGTTCAATTTTTTTCATTTTAACTAGTATATCATTTTTAACTTTTTCTCTATCCAGTTCTAATTTATCTTCTTGGATTGGATCACCAATACCATCATCATTTGAATCTCTATCTAATACTTTATCTTGAGATTTAATTAATTCTTTTTGTATATCAGTGGCAGCTTTTTTATCAACCTCATATTTTTTAAGTTGTCTATCAGCTTCTTTATTAGCTTGTTCTGCTTCAGCTTGCTGCTTCATTATTTCGTTCTGCTCTTGAGCTGATTGAGCTTCTCTTTCTTGAGCATCTGATTCAGCTTTTTCTAACCTTCTTCTCATATCAGATAATGAAGGGGATAAATAAATATCCATTACTGTACTAAAGCTTCCACCATTTTGCAAATAAGCTTGTGATAGCTGCTTCATAGTTTCCATAAGTTCTTTAGTCTTACTTGAACTAGTAATAGCTATTCCAGCATCAATTTCAGATAGTTGACCACCGTCTATATTTAATATCTCACTAGATTGATCATCTAAAATATATTGTACTTTTTTATTATCACCTTGGAATGCTATTTTAGCAGTTTCTACAAACGCTGTAAGAACTCTCTTTTTAACATCCTCATGCTTCATAAACCACCATTCAGTTATGTGACTAGATTGATTTACAGAACGTTCTACACCACCTACAGTTTCTCTATTTGATACTTGACCTTCACGTTGTCTAGATATACCAGCTATTTCACCCATTTCAAGTTTAATAAACTCTAATAGATTCATATGCTGTTGTATATACTGACCAGTTTCCATATCAAGGTAACCCTTAGAAGATTGCATATTACCAGCTAATTTACCAGTAGAAGCGCCTTTATTACCCTCTTTAAAACTATCTATTACAGCTATACCATTAACTACAGCAAAGTGCATCCACTTATCTACTTCCCATTCATCTGGTATACGAGCTAAATCTAGCTCCATTATCTTACCGTAGTTCTTTTGAATACCTTTATTTAATCTATCCCAAAGAATATCATACATATACTGATAGTTTTTCATTCTATCAACTAATGATACCGCTCTTCCTTGATTAGTATTATATACAGAACCAATTATACCAAAATGATTGTAAGATGGATTGTTAAGTTTAGAATATTGTACTTGTCTAGGGCGCATATTAACATATATACCCTTACCTATTTTAGTACCTTCCCATGCTTCATTAATCCACAATGTAGTAGACTCCTCACCATTATCTTTATCTAATATATACTCTTCTGTAACAAGCTTATATTGAGTATCACCATTTTCATCATAATACTTAACTTTAAGCATTTTCTTTTGTGATTTCCAATATACTCTTAATACACGTATGTTACCTTGACCGTCTGTATAATTAGAATTAAAATAATGGCCGTTTATTTCAGCTATACCTAAAAACGGATCTACATTATTTGCAGACAATCCATCTTTTAAGAATAAGTGATTATCTTCATCGTTTGAATATTCATGATTATCAGATGATTTACTACCTGAATATTCTAGAATATTATCTATGTCTTTAGGTTTTAGATCATCATGATAAACATCTATAATACG